CGCTTCGAGTATTTTCTCTTCGCCATAACCATCGGGTAAACTATCAATCTTATATTGATTCCGACCAAAAGGCCTTGATAATCGAGGGTTTGTGTACATAAACTCCTCAATTTCCCCGAATTTGTGCTTAGGAGCCTTAAACGGCTTTGTTACATAAGCAACCTTTGACGAGTATTTGATAATCTGATCCAACTCGTGCGTTTCCGCATAATCCAAAGTGTAACGTGGGCCATAACCCAATCGCTTCAAAGCAGCGTTCGTTCTTCCTTTGTTTTCTTTTTTCATTAACAACTGATCGCCATCGACAATGTGTCGACTCGTGGACTTTAGTCCATCGAGAGGCACAGCTGCATAAAACAGAGAATGCATATGTACATTCCACCAACCTTTCTTGTTGTTGTAGGTGAACTCCATAAAATGGGTCCCACCATCTGCACCAAGCCCATAACCCTGGGCATTCTTTCCGTATCCTAAGTGATCCGGCTTTCCACATAACACTCGGTTCATACCACGCATACTGTGGTATCCGGTAAGACCGGGAAGTGTTGTCCTGGCCACAGCATAGTCATACTGTTCTTTTAGAGACTTGAAGCGAATACCGCTTTCATGTTTCTGTCCAGGTAGCGTAACGGTCAATACTCCTACTGTCATATCGTTACCCAGATAATGTCTGGCTACTTTGAGCCGTTCCTTCATTTCGTGGGCTCGCTTTCCAGCCCTTTTGCCTTCGCAGGAAGGGCACGCGAGCCAACGGGCACATTTGTGCTTCCAGGCCTCGTCAGGCCTTCCGAGCCACGCTCCTTTACAGATCGCTAAACCTGTAGCACTGCCCGAACTAAAAGTGGATTGTTGTTTCTTCGTATTCTCAGACAAAATCACCATATTTCCTGCTGCCATGGGCTGTCCAGCAAAAAATAACTTTTAGCAAGTTCGGTATACAAACAAGTAAGAAAGTTAACTTTCTCCATAATACACTAATCCAGCTCCGCCTGCGATTAGTGCTACAGCTGCGATTTCATCCACAAGTGGTAATGGATCAGGGACCATTAAAATCGCCACACCAGCGCGAATCATTCCGCCACCAACGAGTTTGGCTCCTTCCTTGTGGATGGTGCGCTTTTCGACTTTCCGGCCCCCCGCTACCTTTTGCTTCCGTTGCGCTTGCACCTGCGCAACGGGAAGACCAGTCGGGGCCCCCCGGAACGAAGACGTCGAAGATATAGGAGATGGAATGGAGGTGCTGCGTGTTTGGCACTGTACCAGATGACCTCCAATCTCAAAATAAGAATAATTCATTCTACCCACTCCTGGTAACACTGATTACAGATGCAATGATTAACAGTGTAATAATCCACTCGATCAGATTTCTCCTGGTCAAAGAGAACATCCTGAGGACGAATGTCAATATCGTCCGATCCACAGGAATCACAAACAGTTGTCATCAATACCGCTTCCGATATGTACGCTTACGCTTTAGCGGTGCTCGAACAAGCTTCTTTGTAGACTTGCGCTTGTTCGTGTAGCGGTAACGCATGAGTTTACCATCGCGACGAAAGGTCTTGCCGTAATTGTACTTGGGCATCATGCACACACTCCTGCAGCTTTCTCAGAGATAAACGCTGTAGCTCCGACAAGGTGTCCGATCGCAACCAATATGAGATACTCAATTCGATTATTTTTAAGATGGTCAAGGACCACCACAATTTTGGCTGTTGTTACAGCTGCTTCAGTTCCAACAATAGGGTTCATAGTTTCACATCTCCGTCATGGGTTCACAAAGATAACCACGATGGTTACCTGGTACAAGATCGATTTGAATAACCAAATTCGCTGATTCATCTGGTGTCCAATCGATAGCCATCAATCCACATGGGAAATTGCCACCTTTCAAACGTTGAATACCAACACCATTTGTTGCATTTGATTCATAAATTTGAACGAAATCGTGCCATTCAAGTGCACCAAAATTGGCTGCACCGCCAGGATAGTTGTCCTGATCGTACGGCAATTCGTCATTCTTGCCAACAACATTTGCCAAAACAGCAGTGTTGTTATCTCCAACATCAAACATCAGATTAAGAATATTGTCTGGTGACAATACATCTGCAGGAACGTCAGGATCTGGACTATGTGGAACTCCACGTGAGTTCTCATACAAATCGATCAATGAATATGAACCACTACTACCAGGAACCTTAGGTCCAACTGCAGTAAGGAATGGTTCAAAGTTATTACCAGGAGATCCGTAATTTGGAATGACTAATTGTGACATTTCCCATTCACCCGGATTAATTGCAGTGCCATCAGAATCTAGAGGAAGTAGATTGGATGCAACGCCTGCAGTTAAATGCCTATCATCTGCAAAGATTTTGAAATCATTGAACTTTGCTCGAACAGATTGTTGATTGCCATCTTCGAGAACTTCGTTTTGTTGACGTTGCCAAGCACGGAACGTCTTTTCCCAAGCATTGGACATAACCCAAGTATTGGGAAGTTTGTAAATATTAACAGATCCAGTTCTAAGGGAAGCAACTTTGAAACCGGCAACAGCCCAATTAATTCCTTGTCGATAAAATCGACGATTAACCAAGCTAGCAACTTGTGATAGATCGATATAACTTCGCGATGCACCAGAACCTGGCGTTGTAAAAGTCAACGTCATTACCGATGGTTCAATTTTATTAGATCGCTTCGAGTATTTTCTCTTCGCCATAACCATCGGGTAAACTATCAATCTTATATTGATTCCGACCAAAAGGCCTTGATAATCGAGGGTTTGTGTACATAAACTCCTCAATTTCCCCGAATTT